TTAGGATTGTTCTGAGATTCCAAGTATTTCTTTCACTCGATAAATTCTTGTAATAGCTGCTTCTACATATACATTTGGATAGTAAGACTTAATATCATTAACATTGGCCTCAATATATCGAGGCAAGTCAAAAATGTTTTCGTATTTACTAAGCTTCATTGTTTTAGGGAATTGAGTATGTTCTGCCCATTTTACAAGAGCTTTGACGCTCTCTTCACCATAATCGTAATCGTTCATTTGTGTTTTTATTTGCAAAGGTATTAACATTTACGCAAAAAAGGAATAGATTATTCTATTTCTATTATAAAAACCAACCTTTATCATATTTATTATAAAGACAAAAGCGCCTACAATAACTGTAGGCGCTTTATTCATCAAACTTTGAGCGGCAAACGAGGCTCGAACTCGCGACCCTCAGCTTGGGAAATATTTTATTTATTATTTATTTTATTGAAAATTATTCCATTACAATATGTCATCTGTTTATTTGCCCGTGAATTGCCCGCTATGTGTTTATTTTCACTTTTTACAGCATCAAATTTATTTATTTTTCTATTATTTCTATTGATACATCAAGGGCTTTAGTTATCTTTTCGAGTATATCAATAGATACGTTGTATTTTCCGTTTTCAATCTTAGTTATATTTTGGTAACTAACACCTGAAAGATCGGCTAACTGACGAACGGTTAATTTGTTTTTTGTTCTATAATCCTTTAATTGAATACCTATTCTTGTTCGTTCATTCATGGCATCACTTTTTTATAATGATTAGCTCTTAGCCATTCCGCCATCTCGTTAACTATCCTTGCTATTTTAGTAGCATTTAAATGGTTTATTTCTTCTAAAAAAGAGAACTTTTGAGTATCGTTAAACTTGCCATTTTCAAAGACACAAACTAAGTTATTCTCCGTATCAGTGCACACCCAATGATTGGGTGTGCTTGACTTTTGTATGATAAATCGGTTTGGCATATTATTTAAAGATTAGAATTAATTTGCCCGGTTACGTCCGCAGCGCCCATTTGGGTGTAATTCAGAAAAAGTATCTTGTTTTTCTACCTCAACAGGATCTCTAAAGTTAGAGCCTGTAAAACAGTTATTGTATGCGTTTCTTAAAGCTTCATTTTCACTCATAGCTTTAACAACCATTGTTCCTTTTCCGCCTACCTTTTTGTCATAAGACACTTTGTAATACTTTGTTGCTTTCATCATATCGTTGCAGAATTTTGAGTGTTGCCCCCACTTTTTAATGATTAATATATTTAAAAAGGTAATGCTATTCCATTTTCCAATTAACTTGGTCTTCGATTGCTTCATCAAGACTAAAATCGGCTTTTGGATATTCAGCTTCTCCCATTCCTGTATTTAGATCAACAAACCAACTTTCTTCATTTTCTGATACAATAGCGGTTTCAAATCCTTTGATTGTTTTTTCAATAACTGTTTTCATAACTGTATTTTTTAATGATTAATATTCTTTTTTCTTTGATGTATCAAATATAGGTATTTATTTTGATGTGCGCAAATATGCGCACTAAATAATCAATTTATTAACTATTTTTATAATATAACACGCTAATATATGCTATTCAACATAAAAAAATAAAAGCCGCTACTTTCACAAGCAACGACTTCCCGAACTTATTAACACTAAATGAATCAAAACACTTTGCGAACGAACTTAATTATATAACCTAACCAATTTGTCTTTCTATCTAGCCATACGGCTATTCCTATTATAAATATTACCCATGCTATACGACCGGACCACATTAAGAATGACTGCCACCAAGAAAGATGCTTTTCTATTATTTCTGTCTTGGCTTCTTGTTTCATCTGGTAGTTTCTTTTTTTATATACGCTATCCATCGCCGCGGCTAAGGCCTTATAATCTATGCTTGTTTTGGATTGCATATTTTCCGTGCTCTTTGAGTTTCCAGTCTTTTTCCCCATCATTTCAGACGTCTTTGTTTTATATTGATGTCCTTCCGAATCTGGAGCAGACCAATTTGTTGTCTTCTGCTGAAAGTCGAATGAGAAGTTACTTAACTGTTCTTTTATGACTTTAAGATCATGCCTGATCTCTAGGTTCGATGAATCAACCTTAGTCTTCTTTTCCGCTACGCTATCGCTTCCTTTTATCTCCGTCTTCTCTTCTGTCTTTACGATCTTTTGAGGACTTTTACAGGAAGCTAGGCATACTCCTATTAGGAATATAGCTATGATATAGATTAAACGTTTCATAGCAATTCCCATCCTTTACATACATCTTCCATATTTGCAGGTACTGCATTTTCAACTTGACTGATAGCAGCAGCAAAAGCGCACATAGTAGATTTATCGTTAACATCAGGCACGTAGCTAGACGGTACTTGCATCTCTCTACACACACGGTTAATATAGCCGGATGTGTTATTCTCATTTTCCGGCGCCCAACGCTTGATGAAGTCTGCGATAGTCCGGCATCTGTATTTATTCCTATAGGTTTGCAGAGTGCGCATTAAAGCCCTATATCCCCACTCTATGCTTACAAATTGAAAGAAAGACTTATCTGTTTGCTCCTTTCTTAGGCCTTGCCATTTCGTTGAGTTCTTACGAATGTTTCCCGGATTATTATTTCTTAGTCCTCTAGGCGTACTCATTGTGTACCTCCTTTCATCTTAAAAAAGCTCTTGATATATCCGAATGCCTCTGTAGTCAGGAATGAATATATGAATGCTATAACCTTGCTATTAGGCCATAGCTTGGTTGCATTTCTAAACACATTCGTTACGTAGAAGTAGCTCACTATCCATGTTCCCCATTTCGCAATAGTTGCAGCTATTCCATATTCCCCGTATCCCGTTGTTGCCAGGGAGATAATGAATAGGACCGCAAATATAAGCCCTAGTTGTGCGGCCGCCGAAAGGGCTTTTTTGAGCTTAAAGTCTTCTCCCTGGTTTTTATCCGCAGCTATTCCGATCAGGATGTTTATAGTCCATGCGCACATAAGTACCAATAGAGCCACTGATAACGGCTGAAAGGCGGCTAGTAATAATGCTACTAGCCATGCCCAAAAGTTTTTCAGAAGTTCCTCCATAGCGTTATGAATTGATAGACGCAATGATACTATCTACTACATCCACATGCCCTGCAATTACAGATGATTTCTCCCCATACGGAACAGTGATACTTAGGTTATCGCTGTTTTCCGGCTTGTTTATAAGTCCATAATAGACAGCTCCACCCTCCTTCTTAACTCTTGAAATATTCACCTGGAATTTGGCTACACTGTTGTCTCCTTTTAGGTTGATTGTTGCATCATACTTAAAGTCATTCACGGTTTGACTACCTTTTATTTCAGTAGTACTTGATGTTTTTACAAATTCTGCCATAGCTTTTACTTTTTAGATTTATTATTTTGTTTCTCCTCTCTTTTTCGCTCTTCCTCTTCTTCCTCCTTGACGATCTCATCAAGTAGAGGATAAACAGCCTCCTTAATGTAGATGACATACTTAGCAATATCCATTACAGCCTTTATAACTAAGGCTTTATTCTTGTCTACCTCAACCTCTCCTTTGTAGTAAATATCGCTGGCAAAATCCTTAAGTCCAATATCATCCACATTTTGCCTAATCTTATTCCCAAGTGTTTTGCTAATGTCTTGTAACATCGTTTTCCCCTCAAACGTAGGGCGTGTTTCGATCTTTCTAAAATCAATCTTTTTCATAATTCTTTTTTATTTGATTAATAATTAAGTGTTCATTCTTGAGGCTACCCAATATTGACCATCGTACTTAAACCACCATATTTCGCCATCGTTTGTAATCGACATGGACGAAAAAGTAGATGTTGCCGATCTACATATTAATGGCCCCGAACCTGAATTAATGGTAACATTATCATGTGACCGACGGCAAACGAATATATCCCTACCTGTTACCGGGGATGTAGGTAAATTCACCGTCGATACCCCTATACAAGATATAAAGCTATCGGTGCTATCTACATTTATTGTTCCTGATATTCTTCTTGTTTTAGTGGAAAAACCTTCTATCCAACTGCCTTTTGTTAGTCTCAAATCATACTGTTCAACTGTAATACCATTAAGGTCTGAAAATATTTCTCCGTGTGCATATATTGCAACATTAGAATCTACATATACCCCTACCGGCGTTTCTATATTGTTTATCGTAGCCGTGAAATCTCCAACTCTTACATTTCGTACTCCTAGATTAACTCTTGACGTTTGTAATCCCTTGATGCTCAATTCAACACTTACCGCATTTATATCAGTCATTGATTGAGTGGATTTTATAATCCCGTTATAGATAGTAAAGTCTCCGATTTTACAGTCATCAGCTACGGTTAACTTACTGGTTGTAATATCAAGGGCTGCGATCTGCCCAGCCGTCAATCCCGCAGCTACTACGTTTGTAGCCTCAATGAGGGATGTTAGTATCTTACCTCCTGATATAATTGTTACATCTAAATCACCTGTTCCAATACTTGACTTCGTTGCAAGGCTTCCCTGTCCTGCTATTCCGGCGGCTATATTATTAGCCGTTACATCCGCTCCGGCTGCTATACCGGAAAGTTTTGAATTTGCGGCGGAATCTAGCGTAGCTAGAGATTTGTTCGTGACCTCCGTTGATAGGTCTACATTATTCTTGGTTGCTAAGTTTCCCAAACCTGATATCTGTCCTACTACTATTGCCCCTGTATTAATAAGGCTAGTTCTTAGATATCCTCCATCTATTATTGTTTGCCCCGCTGTAGCTTTTGCTACCATATCGGCATAACTGGAATAACCGATTTTTTGAGCTAAATTATCTTGTGATATTGTTTGTGCGCCATTGGCCCTTGTTTGTGCATCATCGGAAACATCTTCCGGCGCCGGAGACCAATCAGTGGCCTTATTTCCTTCCTCGAACTTAATATAATCAACTGCTATCCATGCGTCTTCTCCGACTGTGGAGTAGAATCCTAATCTTATTTTAAAATATCTAGCATCTGACGATGACACAAATGTCATCTTTGTCTTAGTCCATATCTTGTTAGTATTTGTTATGCCTATATTAAAATAGCTGATATGAGACATTGAAGAATTAAACATTTCGCTAAATGAAGAACTATTAGTGATTGATCCTGCCGAGCAATATATCAATGACATGGTGTATGTTGTATTCGGCTTAATAGCAAACGCGGCAAACGTTCCATACGTATCTGTCGCTATGGCATTTTTTTGTATGTAGAGTGTTCTATTTCCATAATTTGGGGTAATGTTATCAACGTCAAACGGCCCTTCTGTAATTGATGCACTTCCTGATGTATTCATCGAAAAAGGATTTGTTCCCGCCTCGAATATTCCATCCCTAAAAAGATTCGTTCCACCAACCTGTATAGCGTTAACCTTATTAGTCGCATCCGTTGCAGCTTCGCTTATTGCCGCTGTCTGTGCATCAGAAGCATATCCCTGTGCTTCTGTTTTGGTAGGTATAGAGCTAAATACCGTTGCGCCTGATATGTTGATAGCGGTTGCGCCCATATATAGAGTGTTTCCGCTTAGGGTAAACCAGCTTTCTACGTGCGTTTTAATGATTCCACCATCATTAACCTGTGTGGTTATTCTGGCATCGATGGTTGTCGGCAACTGATTAAGTGTTGAGGTATGATTACTAACCGTTCCGCTTAATGTATCAAAGTCTGTTTGTGATACCTTGGTAGATATGCTATCACTTAATTGCTGAATGCTGCTATTGAATGTTGTTTGAGTTGCAAATGTACTGTCTGCATAATTCTTGGCATTGTTTTCCGCTGCGTTTGCTTTTGTTTGTGCGTCATTGGCAACATCTTCCGGCGCCGGCGTCCAATCAGTGGCCTTATTTCCTTTTTCTATTTTTATTTTAGAAAAAGTATATTGTCCAGATTTATAAACATTAGTCCGCAATGTATATGTTTGAGTTGTTGATACATAGAATAATGAACCTTTCGTTCCTGTTAATGACGAACTTATAATTTGAACACTACCGTCATCTCCTCTAAGCCAAATTAATGCGTTGGTTGATCCTATCGCCAAATGAATATTACTCCATATTAACCCAGAAGGACAAGTTCCGCTTATTGCATATTGAACACCCGCCTCGAGATAACATGTTTTGTCATCATAATATTGATAGTTATCTGCGTCACTCGCGTAATCATTAGTAGTTATAACTTCGCTATTCAATAATAAATTTCTTCCACCTACCTGTACAGCGTTAACCTTATCGGTAATCTGACTACTTACCGTTAAGTTAATAGCCTCATCTGTGATCTTAACCTCTGCGGCGCTAAGGCGGCTGTTTACCGTCTGCTGGTCGCTTTGATAAGTTGATGAACTTACCTTTAAGGCTATACTATCCTCTAAGGCTTGTATGTCGGATGAGTAAGTCGTTGTTTGGAAATTATTGAGTTGAGTATTGGAATAATCCTGTGCGGCTGTTTGAGCATCAGATATCGCCGCTTCAACTGTTTTTCCCGATAACAGACGGAAAATTCCTTTGAGATATACGTTTATTCCGTATAAACCTGGTCCCGATAACTCCCCGAAATCAGCGTCTGTTATTCCTGAAAGATTTCCTGTTCGGTTTATTAATTTTCCTTCTAAGGAATAAGAGTTTATACCTGCATAGTCATCGCGATAAGGCGCGTTAGCTCCTACCGCACAATCGATTTGCGCACTTTGTCTGTCTGTATTGGTACGATTTCCGAGGACGGCGATTTCGTCTCCCGCTTCCGGGTTTGCACTTCCTAGCTCACAATCCGTTTTGTCTAAATCGAAATAGCCTGATCCGGCTGATGTAACCAAACGCCAATACCTTTTCATGCTTGTACCTGTAAAGGTTTGGCATAGTATCTGGTCGTCGGTCAGAAAGTCGTCCGTTGAATCATATTCGCACTTCCAGAACGTGCCCTGATCGGTTACAGATTTAAGTTTTCCACCTGCGGCTGAACGGATAACCATGCCTCCCTGATGAACAACCCTTTGTACTACCAACTGAAATACGGTGAATATACGTCTTACCGTTAGTTCATCAAGTTCCCCATGCCATAATCCCTGCGCATCCTTCCACACCTTAAAGCCTTCCCCTAAGAAGCCGGATACAAATACATTGGAAGTTATATACTCATGTATAATCTCGTTCATTATATCTGCAGTGTTCTGCACAGTCATATGATGGATGGTTGCGAGATTCTGTATTACTAGGTCCAGTGAGGTAGTAGTACCTCCCACTGTTATATAGTCTGCTATCTGCGCATTCTCTATATCTGCGTGACTGGTTACTGATAGTAAAGGAGTTGTTGTTTGTACAGCGGCGGTTAGGTTTTGCATCTCTACATCACCGTCGGCTGTTATTCTGTTTGATGCATTGTTTCCGGCTATAATTCCCTCTAGGAAAGTGATTGTTTTTAAGGCGGTATCTGCGTGTAATTTAGAAATAGACTTTTCTTCTATTTCATCTATGATCTTAATTGCTGATAACAGAGTTTCCTCTGTTAAGTCCTCATCTGCTATTCCGTCTGCCAGGCGTACTATTTCACTTATATTTTTTCCATTGAGTTTTAGGCCGTTTTTATAATCGATTGATACGGTTACTTCACTGTCTGTTATCCTTGATATAAACTCATCCCTTGACCTTAATGCAGACATAACACGCACATCTGTTACATCCCTTGTATCATTCAGTGTTAAGATGTCTATATCTGTCCCTGTCTTCTGGATTACGGTTGTTCCTCCGCTCGTTTTAATGATAGAAGTTCCAACCGGATAGTTATCCGATCTCGGTTTTTGGGGTATGGATTTACTTGTTATGTATACGTCGTTCATAATTCGATCATTATGCAGTTAAATCGATTCATCTTATAGTCGATCGTTCCGCCGGCATTAATGAATCTCTTATTAACCTGATAATTGTCCGACATGCTTGTAAATGGCACTATATCAATGCTTTCTTTGATTACCTGTGTGAGCTTTATTTTTGGGGATTTATAGCGATTTACTATTCTTGTGATGAGTAATTCTTCCGGGCGTTTTTCTGTCTCTGTTAGTTTATTCCAGATAGTTGACAGGTATTCGTTATTCATTATAACCTTACTGTAACAGGCCCCGTCGTCGTTATAGCTGGTTACCTTAAATTCGATGTCGTCTGCTTCGTTAATATAATCTTCGTTTACTACATTCTCATAAGTTCTATCTGTGTTGTCATCTTCTCCGTACCCGTCCACTTTTTGGTACACGCACTTTAAGTCCTTAAGAAAGCAATTCATTGATCCATTCAGCATATAGGCCTTAAACCCCTTTATTATGAATCTTAATTGTCCTATAAGGGTTTCTCCTATTGGGATAACATAACCTTCTAATCCATCGTACGGCATTGCGAGTGTTTTTGTAGATTTGATATTAAGAAAACCTCCTGATACCGGGGAACTAAATGTTTCATCTTTGCCATCTGTTAGCAATACGTTGAACGTTGAATATATATCTGTAAATTGCGTTCCATTCCAATACTTATTCCCCACGGAAAGCTCGCATACAAAATAAGGGGCTGATATACTGGGTAATTCATCTCCAAACGAGTACATTTCGTCGATAGGTGTATAATCCGATATATTACTAGACATGGCCTTAACCATCTGCACACTTCCTTGTATGGCAAAGGCTCCGTCTTTATACACCGTTGACGGTAAATTAGCAGCAAACGTTAATAGTGGTTTAGTATCCTTCAAATCATAGTCGTATCTTGATGCTGGCTCAACTGGTTTTACGGCTGGATATTTTGTTATTCTTAATTGTATAAGGTCTTCGTAACTATAACTCGTAATATTTGGTTGCCATGTTCCTCCGATGTTTTCCATTTCGTAATTACACCTCTTGATTGGTATAGCTCCTAGCAGCAATTCTACATCATCAAGAGACATATTCTTTATAGTTTCTTCGCTTACTTCATTTTGTACCGTTCCATTTTCATAGTGATACATTTTATATACTCCCGGCAAAAAATATATCTTTCTGGATACTTTATTATCGACTACATACTCTCTTGCATAGGTTATCTTATCTCCCAGCCTGGTTAATTTGTCTGTATCTTCCTGCGGAAACACTTCTCCGACCGAGTAGTTACTATCTTTAACTGTAACCTTGTTATATCCTGGCAAAATATCCAAGGTATGATCTGACCCGGAGAATCCTACCTGCTGGACATTCTTTTCATTCTGGGATACGTTTGTTTTCGTTGTAAGCGTTATATCATAATAGTGATAATCTCCTGTATGATCTATATCAACGAAATAAAGATCACCTCTCCAGTCTACGCATGTCCAATTGAAAAACTTACATAAATTTTCCAAGACTTCTTTCAGTGTCATTGCCTTATCGTCCTCATCGAAGAAATCTTGCTCGGATATAGACATTCCCTCGATGGGGTTACTATTCGCGTTATAGGAAGCCTCATCTATAGCGTAGACGTGAGGTATATACACTCCGTTATATTGGCCGTTTGATTCTGATATGCATTTTTTTAACAGGTCCCACAGGTTTACAAAGTCCATGCCCTCTCCTGCCTTTTTGTAGTCGATAAACTCTAGTACCGACATTGCAGAAATACACTCTATCTCCAGAACGAATGTTTTATACACGTAATCCTGCGTGTATAATTCAGGCTTTATGAATCCGCACCACACTATTTCACCGCTTCTTTTCAAGGTTACCCTATATTCCCTGTACGATGTTGAAAACAGGGATTGAAGGTAATCACTTCCGGCTATTCTGATTGTAGCCGTAGAAAATCTTAAAGGGGTATATACAAATTCTTCGTCGTCTATATCTACAGAGAACGGTGTATCTGCCGGTGTTAATTCTGCGGATTCACCTGCATAGTTTTCCTTCTCTATCTCGATCACATACGAAACGTTTTCAACGCTCGCAAATGGTATTGTGTATATTAATCCGTAGCTCATAATGGTTTTTTTCCGCTTGCTTTTAGGTCGTTATTAATTGCAAGGAGTAGGTATTTTCCTCTTACTCCTCCAAACCCTACATTTATATTAGTTGATTTATTAGCTCCTATTCCAGAATCAAGCATCTGGAAAAGTCGTGATTGCTGTCCGTCGTTAAGGATCATCTCTCCCGGATTTATACGAGCTAGATAATTATCCCCCGTTCTTGATTTAACACCGCCTGTGGCAAATTTAGGAATAGATGCAAATAATGCCAGCGCCGCAGATATTGCCGCCCCTATCGCTATTATATTTGCCGGAAATGGTAACTTTGACGCGCTCACCCCGGCGTTACTTGCCCCCTTCGCCGTATTTGCCGCTATCTCTCCTTTTGCTGCCGTTTTCTCTATCTCCGAGGCTGCTACACTTGTGGCCGCCCCTTCTATCGCGTTCTGTTTTTTATTCTCCGTTGTCAATGTATCTATTTGACTTTCTTTCTGCTTTGCTTCCGTTAACTCCTTTGTTAGCTTTATTATCTTTTCTACGGTGTCTATAACAGACAGGAATCCATCCACTGTATTAGTGATTGCATTCCATATTGCCAATATCTTCTCCCACCCCGATGAATCTACATTACTCATCACCTCGTTAACATTTGCCCATGCCGATACTACACGATCTGAACTGTCCGCTATCCCCTTAATTCCACTATATGCCGTTTCTTTTAAATCCTTGTTTATATCTTTGATATCCCTCCTATAATTCTCTAGCGTCAATTTATCGCTTTTCTCTTTAACATCACTTATAGCCTTCGATAGGTCTTGCAACCCCACCTTTGCATTGGCTATCTTCAAGGCTTTATCAAAATCTGCATCCTCCAGAGCATTATTTAGCTCGTCCATCATATCACCAATTTGCCCTGACAGTTGAGTTTTTAACTCATCTACATAGTCTTTGGCTAACGAATAGTTTTCCTCTGCGATGTCTGCTTTATCTTTTTTATAGTCATATCGAGTATCACGTTTTTTAAGCCTTGCCGTTACCGGTGACTTAAGAAGGCTTGCATTTACCATCATCGCGGATATAAACCCATCGGCTGCCGTTCCTATTCCTTTTATTCCCAATGCTGCTTTTGCTGATTCAAGCGATAAATCATAAATGCTACTATTTAGCGTCTTTTGGCTTATTATTCCCTTACTATATTGCTGCTGGTATTCGTTTATCTTTTCGGAAAAGTCTTTTTGTATCTTTTCCAGCTCAACCATAGCTTCATTTGATGTTTTATTCTTTACGGCTTCTTCGGCTGCCTTCTTTCTCGCTTCAAAATATTTGCTTTTAAGAGTTTCGGTATCATTTGTCCCCTTGGCGTCTTCATAGGCTTTTATATTCAATTCCCCTAGTGCTTTATTATATTCAGCCTGGGTTATGTTTCCTACTTCTAGCTTAGCGCTAAGTTCTGATAATTGTTTTGCGTATGCTTCCTCTTGTTTTTGTAGTGCTGTTTTTTTCTTTTTTTCATCATCCGGGACCTCTGTTTTTGTTTTATTCTCATTTTTTACTACGTATTTCATAGCATCCGCTATATTAGCAGAGGCATCGGCACTTATTTTCCAATATTGAGATAACTCTACTAATTTATCTTGATAGTCTTTTGAAAATCCAACACCAGAACTTCTTACGTAATCTGCATATTCATTCGTTCCCGTTTGTAGCTTCTTTGCTGATTTATTTGAGCTATAATCTGAAAAAGCCTGCATCATATAATCGAAAGAACCCTGCTTCATATTTCCAAGCTTAAGGGAGTTTTTTATTTTATCTATCTTGTCATCGGCTTCTATTTTCTTTTGAGTATAAAAGTCCGCTTTTGCAGTGGCTTCAAGCAATTTTATCCTATCTCTTATTACATCGTTTATGCTCTGATTCTTTGTTATTTGCACCCCTAGCAATGATTCTATTTTATTTTGATACTGTATTTGTAGTTTTTTATCTCCTATCGCATTATTATATAATGTTTGTAATACCTGCAGCTGGGCAATCTCTTTTGTATGAGTTACTCCCTGTGATTCTTTTTTATAGTCCGAAAATAAATTTTTTACTCGTTCTGCCTCATCGTGTGCGTTTTTCAGATATGATATAAACTCTCCTATTGCTATAAATATAGCCGTTGGAAGCATTGAAATAAACGCAGCTTTTATAGTTCTTCCTATATTTACAAATGCCCTACTTATTATCGCTCCCGAACTTTTCGCTTTCCATGCAGCTTCTTCAAATGCTACCCCCGCCTGTTTAGATACAGCCGCCGCCATAGCCATAGCCTGCTTTCTAGCTAGAGCTAGCTGTGTAACAAACCACTTAAAAAACTTTCCAAGCGATACTCCTATTAGAAATGCGACCACCGACGATATAACAGACTTAATATTTTCCCCTGCATATTCTACCAATTTAGTAATTTCGTCTATTAATTTTTTATACGCATCTTTCGTCCCTGTGTCATTAGCAAATTTCTGGAAAGCGTTCCTTAATCTATTTATAGATGTTTCAATATTATCAGTATTAACATTTGGCATCATTTGATTTAAGGCGTCTGCAAATTTTGGAAGCACATCCGCACTCATTAACTTTCCCTGTTTTAGCAGTTTATCTAACTTCTGTATCGGAACTCCTGCGGCTTTTGCCATTGCGGCCATCGCAATAGGTAGCCTTTCCCCTAACTGTCTTCGTAATTCTTCCGAGCTTATTTTACCTTTTGACATCATCTGTGTAACAGCCAAGAATGTTAAATTAGCATCTTCTGAACTCATTCCGTAAGCAACTATTGATTTAGATAATGTATCAAATATCTTTTGCTGGTCCAACATTGATACACCTGCGCTCGTTGCCGCAGCAGAGAATTTTGCGAAATTATTTGTAACATCGTTTACGTATATTCCATACTTATTCGCTATTCCCGTTGTAAATCTTAAATTCTGCGCAAAATCCATCGCCGACGCAGATACATTTTTAAGTGTAGTATTAGCCCTTGATGTTTCCCTAACTACGCTAATCACTTCCGATACAAATCCTGCTAAGGAGAAGGTTGTCGCCCCTAATGCCGCTGCATATGATAATGTTTGAGCCTGCATAGACGCAAAACTAGATCTTACCGATCTTGCCGATTTTTTAAACCCATCTATCAATAGGTTTAATCTTATACTAAAATTAAGTTTATTATCCATCTTAATTAAATTTTATTTCCCCTTTAGAGAATTTATTTAATACGTTTAATGATTTTCTTAGTGCTTCCGCTTCCTGTTTTTCGAGTTCCTCTATCTCCCACGGAAAAGGATACATCTTCACGGCCGTTAAGCCTGATTTCTTCACATCGACATGTGGTAAGATTGACATATAGGTCCACAGTCTCCTTTCCGACATATCCTGCCTTTTCTTTTCGTCTATGCCTTTGATAATTAAGTCCATATTGTAGACTTCCATTTCGTTTAACACATAATTAGGATCAACACCTGATGCTATAATCATTCCGGCTATTTCCGAGAAGTATCTTTCACTCTTCTCTTTCTCTTTTTGTTCAGATTGGAATTGATTGATTAGGCTCATTTCTTTTCTGAAAGACGATACTATCTCTTTGCTTATAGCCTTGCTCCCAAGTGCCGCTGTAAAGACCTCTAGCGTTTCGTTCATTGATGACATGCAGTATAATAGTTTAGTCATGTCTTCTTCGCTGCTTTCGTCAATTTGAGAGAAAGGCTTTTTGGTTAGTTTCTCCCATTTGATTATTGCTTTTACTGTTAAACGAACGGTTACTTTTTTGTCCGATCGCTTTTCTTCCTTCTTTTTAGGCTCATACGTTATCCACAGGATTACGATTGATAGAATTATATACGCTAAAATTTCCATGCTGTTATCTTTCTTATTAACCTTATTTTTGGCGGATAATAAAAAAGGTCCAGCTTAGCCAGACCTTTTCACATTAAAAGAGATAACATTATGAAGCAGCAACACCAGTAATCGGAATTAATACATCATCAGCTCCCGTACTCGTCAACTTAATAACTGCGGCGTCTGTTCCCACAGCATCAGGACTATAAGTAATGGTGATTTGAGCTGATGCCCGCCCTCCTGATTGGACGATTGAACTTTGACTCAATGCGAACAATGAAGCATCTGAACCTAGTACTACAGCTGCTATATTCGCGGTTAACGCATAGCCATTCACTGATAGAACAACTGTTCCCGGAGTGGTTGTAGTTCCCTCCATGCTGATTACCGGCATAGATGGAACAATAAACGGCACTCCTCCTACACTTTCGCCCTTACCCTGCAGTGTGGTAGATGCCGTACATACGGCTCCGTTATCAGCCTTTAGGCTTAATGCAGTAAACATGGCTTTTCCTTTTGCTACTACATTTCCGGCGACATAATCCCCGTTTTCTTCGAGACGTTCAGCTATAACGAAGTCTACAGTTTCCTGTGCATCCGCTATCGCTTTCATAGCAGCAAAACTCATTTGCCCGGATGTCATCGATAGCATCGATTCCGAGGATATCGTGTAGCTATTTTGCCCCGGAATAAAATCCTTCCAGTTACCTGACATCTTATTGCTCGTATCGATCGTGTCTGCTGACTGATCGTATCCGCAACTAGTAGCATAAGCTACTGGTTTTCCATTGCTAGTAAGGAAGAGCATTAGCTCATTTCCCTTACGTAAATCTACTTTTTGATTGTACATAGTTATTCAATTTTAAATAATAAAGTTTGCAAATACTTTTTTCCTGATTCTGACACCACACAATCCTCGGTTGAATCTTCCAAGGATGCATCGAATGATACCCCGTTAATTTTATGCTCCCCAAACAATACATAATATATCTTTTCTGCTAAGTCTTGGGATATATCATAATCATCCGACACCGCTGTTATAAACACAAAACATGAATCATTTCCGGCTCCCATTTTTGACAAAGGAGCGGAATATTTATCCCTTTGGTAAGTTATGAATGTTCCCGCTGTATCCTCCTCTGCAAATACAGGAAATGTTCTTCCTTCAATAATATCCGCTATTTCCTGATCTTCCAATAATATGTTTTTTAGATCAGTCGTTATTTTAAATTTTGGTTTTGGCGTAGTAATCATCTTCTATTATTTATTCGGTTAACGCATCCTTGTATTCCTATTAGCACCTTATCTTTTGCTTTTCCAGAATCTTGCTCAAATGTTTCCGTCCAAAAATGATTCCCCGGCATTATTCCAGATGTTCCAGTCCTCGGATGTGGTCTTTTTCTCGTTCCTCTGTCGACTAAATGCGCATGATTTCCACCTCCCGGACCTCTGTAGAATCCTACTAAGGCTCCCGGATAGCGTCTATACACCAATGATTTGAAAGAACTCATAAGATTTCCGGTATTTCTTCCCAGCCTTGTATTAGCATGATGCATAAGCCTTGACCTTAACCTAGCCTTTCCTCCCGACTTATATACGTTTGCCGCCATTAAAAGACCTGAACGTATCGCCCTGTCTCTGTCTATTTGTTCAAGGTTAAGCACCAGGTATTCAACATCACTAGAGATACTTAACTCTTTCTTTAGTCCCGTTTGTATCATTTATTCAGTTTTGTACATGTAAGAATACATGTTTTATCCAATTGCTTATCTACCAGAATGATCTTATACATCCTATCCTGCCATTTTATTCTCATCTTATCGTTAATAGATGGATAGAATCGAGTACGGAATACTACTGTATTTCCTGTGAACTCTTCTTTGGCATCTATATCTGTGTTTACAGATGTTATCTTTCGCTTTTCCGCTTTAATAGTAAGTGTTTCAACATACTCTTTCCTTATTGCCCCGGACGGCGCTTTGCTTTCCGTTGGCTCCAATAATGTTATGATCTCCCTTAATAAACCTGCTCTCATCCTGAATAATTTCTGTATTGGTCTAATAAGTAATTATAGCTCAACGGTAAACTTGCCGGTGCGGCGAAAGCAACTGGCTCCCTGTTTGCGTAGCATTGCCCAATGAATAATAAGATCGCCTGCCGAAGCGGAGCCGGAATTTTTCCCGACTCCGTATCTTTCAGCGTATCCAGAGATACACGTATATCATTAGCCACGGCTTGCTCTGCTACCTCAATCAATCCATTAAGATAGGTATCATCACCTTCATAAGAAGAATCTATATTCAGGTGAGCCTTAACCGTTGCCAAATCTACATAGCTCATGACATTAGCGCTTTTGCAAATGATGCATTTCTACGCGGTGCCGCATCCCAGTAAGAATTAACAATGATTTTAACCATTGCTTCCTCTGCTCTAGTATAAGGATCGATTGTTAAATCGATAGCTCCCCATTGCCCAATCAGTAAGTCAGCCCAATTTCCAAAGATAACTCCGTATTTTGCGGGGTCTGGATCAGCGGCTGCCACATTATACATCGCGTTGGTGCGTAAGGCTTTGTATCCATTCATTGTACCATCAGGATCAAGGATGAATCCAAGAGCTTCACCCGTCTTTTTAACTGTGGTTTTTGCCTTACCCCTGATTGAGGTATGCATGATATATCCGCTGTTTTGCATTAATGCGTTAGCGAGGTCTATTTCCGTTTCCAACCCCACTATATTATCCCAATTCATACTAACAGCTTCACCCGCAAATCCTGTAAATAATCCGTCCGGTGCCTCATCCACATGTGCGGCTCCTCCTAATATTGTAGCTTCCAACTTGGAAGCTATTGCGTTTAATAAGTCTGCGCGAAGCAAATTCTCAACTGCTAGAGAATCCTGAATCAATAGTTGCCTGGAGACATAAATTTTAGAAGTAAGACGTTTTGGTTTCATCGTTTTATGCGAGAATACACCTGCTCCGTCTGCCGCTGCATCATTCTCCCCAGCCCACGCGGCCGAACTTCCAGAATATGAAGGGATATCAATATTTCCGACCAATCCCGGAATGACTGTAGCTCCAGCCTGTGCCAGTACCAGCCGATCGCGTAACGGCTTAAGGATATCCATAAACTGGGTATCTATCAAATCAGACCCTGTCCCGGCTACTCCCGTAGCTGTTATTTCCGCCCGCTGTTCTACAGGGATTAGCAACGACCTTCCATTACGTTTTGATACTCCCGATCCATTGAATGATGCCTCTCCCATCGCGATCATTTTGCGTGATTCTTCGGAATAATTACCCCCATCCGCTAATTCCAACATCGCTTTTCTTAGCGAGAATTTGTTTGTAGGTTGTGCTTCGCTTTTCCGAATGTCCAAAGCCCTCAATTCCGCCAATTCGATATTGATTTCCTGTTGACGCAATTGGTTTCTTTCCAATTCCGTCACCTCGTCCGGCCTCAAGCCCCTACTCTCTGTCTTCGCCAGAGCAACGATTTCTTTTCCTCTTACAGTGAGTTGAGTTTGCTCATCTCTCAATTCTGTAGTTGATTTTTCTTTTGACATGATCTTTTAATTTAAATTAAAACGTTTTTCTATTTCTATGTATTGAGCATCAAGCTCACCTTTTCTCTTTTGCTCTTTAGCTTCCGCTATCTTACGCTTTTCCTCTGCTATAATAGCGTTCGTTTGTTCTTTTCCGCGTAGATATACAGACGTCTCTTCATACGCGGCATTATATACCGGAGATACATCCTTAATCTCTTTGAACTTCTGTATAGTTCTTTTCCACACATCATCCCCTACTTCTTCCCACGTATCTTTTTCAACCAGAAACGCAAACGAGCTGGAATCTACCTCTCCTCTTCGTACGTTCTCCAGTAGTTCATCTCCTAATGCTGTATTTGGAGCCTCAAACGAATATTTAAGACCTTTTTCGTCAACCTCCAATCTAAGAGATATCTCTTTCATCTTCCATCTAGCAAGTACGCCCCTGTTCAAATCGTGGTTGAGTAATGCTAGTACGTCCGATTTTTCGAGTACGCCATCAAAAGCTCCCGGCTCTATCGTCTCCGATCCAAACCATAACCCATCTGCAACTACGTTGAATAGGGCCGCATATCCCTCCACTGTTCTTTTTTCAGAATCAGCCTTAACCCTATATTGCACATTTCTTATTTCCGTACCTTTGATTTCCATCTTATTTCGTTATTAAGTCGATATTGAACAAAGCCCTTGTGATGAATTTGTTAGCCACAAGCAAATCGTTTGCCTGCTCTACACTCTCCGGTGATTTCATCTCCTTCTTGATGTAAGCAGATGCTTCTTTCTTCATCTTAGACAGAATAATCTTTTGTTTTTCCGCCCATTCCTGTAAGGTTTCCACCTCTTTTGTTTTCTTCTCCATATTATTTCGCTTTACTATTAACCTTTTCTTTGGCGGATGCTGCTTTTGCGGATGCTATAGTCTGCATATTTCCGGGGATATACGTTTCATCCCCTCCCTCTACGCGCGGCAAATTATTACCTTTTCTTATTTCGTTCTGGGTTATACCTCCGACATAGAACATTTGCTTGTAATACGTAGCCTGCGCGGCTTTATCCGCACGAAGAAATTCGTTTGTATTAAATTCTATCTTTGTTGTTTTCCGTTCGGACGGCAAAAATAGTTTTCTTTGTAACTCTAACTCAATCTTCGTTATCATCGGGGCCACTGTATCAGTCAAGAAAGCCAGCTGTGTAGCCTCAACTGTGGAATAGTGCGCTGCTGATAGATCGAATGCCTTAACCGGCGATACAGAGAAGAATCTACAAATATCCTCCACGTTGAACTTTCGCGATTCTATCATCTGGGCGTCCTTTGGGTTAATAGTTATCGGGGCATACTTAGTACTCCCTCCCTCTATAATCACGATTCCGTTTGGTTTCCCAGTCACGGGATTTGTTCTAGCTTCCCATTCTGCGTATGCCTGTTCCCTTTGCGTCTTCGTTAATTTCCCCTCAAATGATAATATACCGGCGGCGGCCCCACCTCCTCTAAAAAAACCCTTGGCGTAGGCTTCTGAATCCGTTGCGATACCTATCGTTTGAGCCGCATGGGTTAACGTTGATACACCTATCACACCATCGTAACTAAAGTTTAGGATATGAATCATATCCCTAGGCTCTACAAGTTCCTTGAATCCTGTTATATTATACCGCATTCGTGGTATTCCTTTGCCGTCTACTACCCACTGTATAGTTACGTTTGTCGCTGGGATATACACTACTTGTACAGCCCTAAGATTGATATCCCTTTCGATGTATCCATAACCGTTGCCTTTGAGTAACACGCTTTGTACGATTGTCTTAAAGAAAGTGAAACGTGTCATAAATTCGTTTGGCTCCTCGTTCATCAAATCATATACCGGATGGTCCTTAAATTGAGATTTAAAGCCATCTTTGTCTATCTTATATGTTTCACAAGGTAGCGTAGCGACTGCATCACTAATCACATCAACGCATCTATAAACAGTAGATAACAGCATGGGATAAGCCGTTGACTGGAGGAATACTCCTGTTCCGCTTGACATCATTGGAATGGAATTTATTTCCTTCTTATCCGCTTTTCGTATTTCGTAGCCGAATATTTTCTTCATACGATTAATCTTTATTATTAACCGTATCTTTGGCGGGACTATAAAATAGAAATATAACGAGGTGATTCTAAATAAGCCTCTAACGCTGTTAAAGCTGCTACTATTCCGTCTATTTTCTTTTCTTCAAATTGCTTTGACGGCTTTACATTTCCGTTTTTGTCTCTAGCGATAACGACATTCTTAAAACAGTGCCTTGTAATTTCGTTGTTATCAAAAACAACTTTCCCGGATAAAATAAGCCGCTCCATCTCCTTTGTTGGCTTATTGAAATTTCCTATAGATTGACTGATTGGGATCATTGGCAACCCTTTATCCGTGGCATTGATTACAAATTGCGTTGCGTTCCATTGGTCGTAACCAACCGACATAATGTACAGGTTGGAATCTTGCTCCATTAAATCGTTGAGTATGTAGTCGTAATCGGTAACATTACCTGGTGTTATCGTAATAAGCTTCCGGCGTCTCCATTCTCCATACAGTTGAGAGAATCGTTTTTCTTTTAGTGCCGCCTCTGGGAGATAGTATTTTATTTTGAAATAGTATTTATATTCCATAGGTATGAGATAAGCCACGGCCGTTAAGTCAGACGTAGAGGATAAGTCTATTCCTACGTAGGTTTCCTTTTCTTTGTAATCTTTAAGACTTACTTTTCCTGTGGACGATAGTATATAATCATCCGGTATCCATACCGTTTCGGAATCGCACCATACGTTTAAGTTTTTGGTTTTGACATTAACCTCATCCGATGTTGTGTTAAGCGCTTTCTTTATTTCTTTTTTCAGGTATTGCGGCCGTACTGTTACTCCTAAATTAGGATTGCTTTTAATCCATACTTTTTCGTCCTTCCAGTCGTCTTTTTCGTCCAACGAATAGATAGCGGCGAAAAAAGAATTATCTGTTTTTACCTCATTGAGTATCTCTACCGCCGTAGTCCTCAATTCATAACAAGGACCTAATTTGTTGAATCCTGCCGTGGTGATTATTATTGCCAGCGGATTCTCCCTGGTCCCCTGTCCTGATTCCAGCACCCCTTTCATAGAATTGTTTTTTGCGGCATGATATTCATCCAAAATAAAAGTAGAAGCGTTTGGGCCGTCTAATTTGGTTGAATCAGACGCTAGAACTTTTAGGAATGATAGCGTCTTATCATATTTGATCGTATCTCTGTAGGTACTTAGATATCTTTCCGTCGGATCAAAGCCCTTTGCAAAGTTGGAGCATAGCGGCCAAGCCGATATTTTAACCTGATCTTTAGAATTAGCAGCAAAATAAACCTCCGCTGCAGCCTCATCATCATTAACCAGCGCATTTAATCCCATCGCCGCGGCTAATGCTGATTTTCCGTTCTTACGGGCTATTTCAATGTAGACCGTTTGCGTTAAGCGCGATCCATCTTCTTTATTAAAGAAACCGTAAACATTGGCGAATATAAAGGCTTGCCACGGCTCCAAAATAAAATCTTCACCGGAATGTTTTCCGGCAAAGTGTTTAAGATAAGAAACAAATTCTATAGCTGTGTCTACTTTATCCTCTTTGAACTCATATCTATCATCATCAAGAAGATTAAGAAAGCGCTCACAGGCTAACTTAATATAATCCCCTGCAACCTGTTTTCCTGATAATACATCTTGTGCATATTGATAGTACGATTTCATTTATTACGTTTCTCAAAGAATTTTTCCGCCGGCGTTTCCGGCTCCTTATTTACGTTTGATATTTTAAGAAGGCTTTTGCTTCTTTTCGTCAAACCATATTCTTTAGCTATCTCCAGATATTGATTCCAATTTTCCCGAATTAGATTAGCCTCCGGGCGTTTTACTTCTTCGCCCTTTATATTCCTTACCGTCATTCCCTTTTCGTGAATTACATCCACGCATGTAAGGTAGCAATCATAAGCCGTTACCATGCGGTGAAGCTGGGGAATATCCATTTCTGATAATTCCCCAGCCTCATCAAGCTGCCGGACAAAAACTGAAATCAATTTTCGGGCTTCTCTATGCTTAATCGTTTTCGGGCATCTAAATTTTAGAGTTTGATTCATACCGGAATTTGCTTTATTATTAACCCTAAAAATGGCGGAAAAACCCCGTTTTAACTTATTACAACACTTTGGCTTTTTTCAAAAAGTGCCGTGTGTGTGAAGAAGGGTGTGGCGAGGTTGGGGAAATCGATTGTTAAACATTTTCACCCCCATACCCCTATGACACTTTGCTTTATCCCATCGGTGAACGACCTTCATATTTCGTTTGCTTTTCTGTCATTCTGTCATTTATTGCGGTTGGAAGATACCTTTCTATCCTCTGTATAAAGTCTTCTACGTATCGCCTTATATTCTTCCTATAATGTACCACGCATGACCTATCGCGGTTTATTACTCGCGATATATCCTCCTGAATGAATCTATAATCTGACAGAATACATGCAATAACCGCTCTTTTTTCGCTTGATTTTCGCTCACTTCCCCTCTCTTTTATCTCATTATCGTCCCATTTTGCGATTGATAATATACATTCATATACGTCATCTACATCCAATTGTAATCCGTATCTATTGTCGCATATCTCTCCATTCATTCTCATAGCCAATACCTGAAACAAGTCCTCAATTATAATTCCATGTTTTACCGGATTCATTACTTTATCCTCATGACCATATATCTTTCTATATAGCTTTACTGTCAATAAATGTTCTGATACACTCTCGTATCTATTCTCTTTAGCTATCTCTATAATCTCTTCATTAGATAGATTATATAATTCTCTAAATACTATTCTCATATCTTATTCTTTTTCTAGGTTAGTGAACGGAACTTCTCCGCCCGCGTCATAACTAAAGTTATTCAATACGCTCCAAAGCTGCCCTTTTTTTACATCTCCTTTCTTGTAATTGCTCCTAAAGCCTATGTACGGGTACTCATCATTCAGCTTCTTATTCTTTTTATTAAGCACCTTTGCTCCATATTCCGTAAGAGTTACTCTAACAATGTCATTTAGTTCCATATAATCTGCATTAGTAAGTTAATTATTTATGGTTCTATCTCCATTATTATACATGGTTTATCGGCTTTGGCAAATAGATCGTCCAATAAAACATCTTTTCCGCTCTCGTCTTCTATCTTTATTCCATGTCTTTTATCTGCTTTTATTCGCTCGATAGGATAACCTTCTTTGTCTGGTGATTTTCCATAGGCTTGCTCGCATAAGGCAAGTGCTTCCTCTTCATTTCTTGCAGCTACAAAGCTGCATTCGTCTACAAAGTATAAATTCATACCCTTATTGTTTTTATAAATAATTCTACCATTCGATTATAATCATATCCACCCCATTCATATCCTTTACCTTCCTAACTGCAAATCCATTAAGAATAAGCTTATTAATAGTTTCCATTTCTACACGAACGAAAGGATTTATCATTATCATACAGCTTCCGTTTTCATTCGCTTCTTTAATTTCCTTTTCTATTTCCTCAATAGATTTTGCTTTTACTATTAAATCCGATGCTTTCATACTTATTAATATTTAAAATTAGTAAACTGAATAACCGCCATAGGTTTATTTAAATCATAACCCTTAAACCATGCTTGATAATCCTTTAGGGAAAGGCCATCATTTGCAGCCACTTCTTCCGATATTTGCCCCTTCCCATCAACATATATCACTATCAGTTCCGGATGGAAAATAAAAGGCTTAAATGTCATCTTTTGAACCTCAATTCGAGATGCCGGAATATCAATAATAGTAATCTGTGGGCTTCTATATGGTTTACCGCTCCATTGTCTAATGCATAGCGTACCGTTTGTTTGTTTTAACCTTGCTATCTTTTTAGCCCAATAATCATAATTAGCTCGGCATGTATGTATTTTATTTCCGCTTAATACTTTTTCCGCAAAGCCCGTTTCTTCACCTTCTTTCGGATGTCCCTTAAAGAACTTCTTACTTAATGTTATTACTGCTTTCATGATCTTCTTGATTATAAGTTGGACACTCTTTCTTGCAGTAAGGACATTTATTATTCCCGTCTATTGTTGCGAACAACCCATGTTCTTTGCACTCAAATGGCGTATAATTCCATTCTTTACTAATTCGCAAAATTTCTTGATCTTGTTTAGATAATTTTTTCATTTCTTTTTCTCCCTATCTATATCAATGTATTTATCAGACATCCCTTGTAATCTCTCCATTTCGGCCAATATCAAGGCTCCAGCTTTTTCAAGCTCTCTTATTCTTTCTTTCACAGAGTTTGTTTTAGCCGGTTTCCACATCTTCCAATCCCAAGTATATGGCCAAAGCGAACTAACCATTTGTAATACACCCCCGGCATGAAAAAGAAGTATCTTACGCAACATAAATGGAACAGCATAAGCCGCAGCTGCCTGTGCTAGCTCTCCGTTCTTATAGTATTCTGCATCTTTTTCAAGGCTGAATTTCTCTACTTCTATCTGCCTTTTACGCTCTTCAATAACTTTTTGAGCCATTTTAGGCGTTTCCATTCTGGTCATATTGATTGCTGTTAATGCAATCTCTAAAGGCACTACTTTTTGCCCATTACTAACTGATATGTCAGTTAGGGCATTGTTTTTAATTAATTCTTCTGGTTTCATAATTTATTGTGTATTTTTTGGTGGCACTTTTTGCAAAGCGACATTAGATTATTAAAATCATAAGCTAACTCTTTTCTCCTGTACACATCATCCGTACTCATAAATGACACTATGTGATGTATATCCTCTGCTGGGGTTACCTTACCTTCTTTTTCGCACATCTCGCATAATGGATTGCAAGAGAATTTATACGCTCTCAAACGCCTCCATCTTTCCGACATATAGACCTTTTTACGCTGTTCGTCGATAAGGCTTCTATTCTTCTGTTGTTTCTTTGGCTTGTAAATAGTCGGCATAAGGCATTTCCCTCCTTTCTTTTTTTTCTTGCTTTGATTTATACATTAACATGTTATATCTCCGTTTAAATAGACTTATTAGTTCTCCCTTAGTCTTTACCGGCATTGCATCCTTATCCGATGTTAAGTAGAGAACTGTGTCCTGGAATACATCTTCTACATAGACATAGTTCTGAATGATTTCTCTTTTTATTCTATCGTAGTTATCCGATATCATCTTGATAATTCGCGTGTTGTACTTTTTATTCGATGCTCTTTTTTTATGTGAATTATCGTAATAGTATTCATCCCCTTCTATGCTCTGTATCGTTGAGTAGAGAATATCACGAATTAGTTTCGATACCGTCGTTCCCTTCGCTCCTGCTATCTGGTCGATCTTTTTCTTTAGCTCTTCCGGTATCCTGACTAAAATTTCTTTTCTATTTTTAGTATTCTTAACTAATTCTTGTATATCATTTACTTTCGTTGACTTATTATTTAAAAACTGCAAACACATGGTTCTTACAACCGACGAGCGGTTAGCCCCTGTTAGTTCACATATCTTCTCAATTTGCTCATAGGTCCATTCATCCAACCTCGTATCTACTCTTTTTTGCTTCATGGCTAAACATTATTTCTTTTCCGTAAATGATAGCTGCCTGAAATTCCAGCATACAGCCTTTTGACTTTTCCCATCCTGGAAGAAACATTACTGCATCGCTTTCCAATAGAGCCATTATATCTACTCCCATGTAATAAGCGTATGGCATTTCCTGATCTGGTGTTATATCAAGGGACTTATAGGCTCGTGGCTCATCTCCTTTAGCTTTTTCTTTGCGTTATCGGTGTTTTTCCTGACTTCTAACGCATCTATTCCCGTAATAGGTAGACTTATATATACTTTCATGCTAATAATACCCGAAAATATCTCTATATACCGATGAAATAGAGCCTACCAGCGACCCTCTTTTCCCTGATGCTATGATATACCTTCCCTTCTGAATTATGTTATACCCAGCATCTTTAATTCTTTTTAATTTGTAAGTTTTCGTCATACTCGTATATTTTACAGCCGATCCGCTGTTTGATTTTTACTATGAAATCCGCATCTTCCTGCGTTCTGACCGTTACCTTTATAGCTGTTAATCCTATAGTATTAGGCTTCATTAGCAGTAATGACATTGGTTGGTTACAATAATTCCAATAAAATATAAACTCATTTATATTGAAATTATCCACCTGAATCAGATAGTTAATCGGCTCCATTTCTTCTTTCTATTTGCTCCCTGTACTTCACTGCATATTCTGCTTTATTCTTTTCAGGCGGTACGAGTATCGCTGTAGTAGGATTAATTCGTAGCATTCTCATTCCCTTCTCTTTCTCCCTCTGTGCCCTCATTAGTTGCTCTACCTTCGGGTGATTTACCCTTGTATCGGCCTTCTCTTCTCTTAGGTAATCTTCATTCTTTTCCATAATCCCTAAATGTTAAGTGTCTATTGTTTATCGAGTCCATTAAATCCTTATCGTGCTCATAGGGCTTTACCTCCTTAGTTGTTATTTCCGGCTCATGCAAATTAGAACATGAGCATACAATCATTGCTAGTAATGCGATTAATAGTGTTTTCATAACTCTTTATTTATGTGGTAAATAATTGTTTTTGAACTTGACTTAAAATAATCTAGGCTCTTGCTTTTTTATCCTTTCTATACTTTTATCATAATACTCTTTATCTATTTCAAATCCTATATAGTTTCGATTAGTATTAAGGCATGCAATTGCAGTGGATGCACTACCGCTAAAGGGGTCTAAAATCGTAGTTCCTTCTTTGGTTACAAGAGCAAGTAATCGCTCTAAAAGGCGAGTAGGTTTCTGTGTTGGATGAATCTTCTTCTCTTTGTTCGCACCGCCGGTTGTGGATATTCTCACCATCTTAGCCGGACAATCAAAAGATGTCCATGCAAGTTCTATTTGAGAGAAGTTTTCCCAAGGTTGCATTTTATCCCAGCAAATAATACCACGAGTAGGTGGAAGATTGAAGTAATTACCTCCCCAAATTATTTGATTCTTGCTTACTCTAAATAATTCATCAAAATACTCTTTGGCCGGTGGAGCATAGTCCCATTCAACCGGAAGCATTTGTATAGCCCGGTCTTTGAGCTTTCCAGCACCTTGATTTAGCCTTCCTTTTTTCAATTTTGTAGCTGTGCTCTCATACTTTCCATGTTCCCCCATTTTCATATTTGGAGCATTGATGCCAGAAGGAGGGTCTACTACAGCTAAATCAAAGAACTTAGATGGAATAGTTCTCATATATTCCATACAATCGCAATTATGTGTCTCACTTATAGGATTCATAACCTTTCTATCTGCACAGCCTTTACTTCATTATACCAGTTCTCTTTGTATTGTCTGGCTTCTACTTCAAATTTAACCCTTAGCCTTTCCCCTATCTCTGGAGTGTCTTCTATTGCTCCATCGAAGCTAAACATTGAGAATTTCATCCTTGTATGTAGCATACTTGATGTTTCCAGGAGATATTCTCTTTTCTCCCAATCCTTACCATTTTTAAGAGTCCCCCTCTTAGCTGGCAGTTCTGCTATTATTTTTCCTTCTACTTCTCCCATATAATTTTTAGTTATAATTAAAACAGCCCCTTATGCTGGTTGCACCAGCAGCCCTCCGGGCTGTATAGGACAAGTTACCCTGTTCTTTAAGGCTATATATAAAGCGCCCAAAACGCCCGTTATCGCTTAAAATTGAACTGTTTTTATACATAAGTTATTGAATTTTACGCATTTACATTTGGCACCATATGGTGCTCTTTTTAGAATGTTGCTAATTGGTATATCTCGCTTAGTGATTTCCTGTAATCCGTTTCCTTCTCTCCGGGGACAAATCGGAATCTCTCCTTGATTGTGTCCCATGAATGAATGAATACTCTAATGGTCTCCCATTGCTTTTTTGTTATCTCTCTGTTCTTATAGGCTAGTTTGTTAGCCTTATAGTATCCCTCCCTTCCTATATTCATAAGGTTGACAGCCATTGTTATCTGACTTGATTTCATTCCCTTATCCGGTATTATCCTCTTTGGGAAATCTACGGTTATCCAATCTCTATAAAAGCGATTCGTTACCTTAACTAAGTAATCATGCGATGTCAGACTAAGAAGCGGAATAGATTGTCTTCTATAGATTGTTTCTATCCTCAATATGTTCTGTTCTACTTCCTTCCCCTTTGTTCGCATCTCGTGCCCTTTATCATAGGCTTTTAAGATTTTCTTTATGTTCTTTTTCTTCTCTGTTATATGCTGCCGATCTTCATCATAGTTGGGATCATTAAACATCTTCCTTTCTTTATCTCTTCCTATATATCCCATCATCTCTATATAGGAAAGAGGATCATCCTCAACTGGTAAGTTGAGGCCTATTTCATAGTACGTTACCTTAACTATCTTCCTATCTACTTTAAGCATTTCAAAAAGAGTAATTATCATACTTAAAGCATCGTTAAGCGTAAACAGTCTCGAATTATCCAGCTTTCCATATTCGGCCTTATAGAAGATTTTATGAAGGCTACATTTGATCGTTAGCTTTCCTCGCTTAATTCTTATGTATATACCTTCGAAGTTTCCATATTGAGTGCTCTGCCAATATTCCTCTATTCCTTCCGTGCATCGTTGCAGGTGATTACTTTCTGCAATTCGACGGATGTCTGTATCTGGAATGTTCGCAGAGAATACCATCTTATCGAACATGTTTTTTTTCGTAATAATGACACCGTCTTATAGCATTAGCGACAAACATTCTTCCCAGCACATTACATCGTATCACTTCCGGTTTCCCTTTCGGTTCCCCGGCGCATCGACAATTAATACACTTAACAGAATCAGTCTTCATAAGCTTTTGAAAATTCGCGGGGAATGAAGCAACCTATTGAGATGGGCTTGGCTTCCTCCACCATCGTTATAAATTCTCTGACTGCGTATTCCTTTCCCTCTGACTTGCATTTTTCCGCATGTTCTTTTTCTCTCTGATTTAAGTAGAAGTTGATTAGCATCATTGCGCGATCTACATTCACCGCCCTAATCACGAAAGGCCAAGTTGTATCCATGCCATCGGCATGTATTTTAGCTTCTATCTGATAGAATTTGCGTTCGTCCGGCTTTGGCTCTTCGTCCGCTTCTTCTATCTTTCGTTCGACATATTCCTCAAACTCTATATGGCTCTGCAGATATTCTGCGTCTAGGCCTAATTTGATTTCTTTGAGCTTATCAATTAAAATTACGCATTCCGTAAACTCTTTTACCGACTTGATAGAAAAGCCTTTTTCATAGTTCAATTCTATGTAATCCTTAAGCATCTCTATCGATTGTTCTATGCTTTTTGCGTAGAACAGGAATTTACACTTCTTCCCTCCTATGTCCACAATGGAAATATGAGGGTAAACCATTTCAGAGGCTATGTAATAGCCGATTCTCTTTTGGTTACTTACTTCTATTTCTTCGGTTATTTCTTCTGCACTTATGTAGAATTGAATCTTGGAAAGAACATCCTTGTCTATGAATGTTCCCCGATCAAATAGAATTTCGCTTCTCTCTATTGATTCTTTTTTCCCTGTATCCGAATCTATAAAATCTTCGGTGTATTTTTTCAGTACCCTGTTAACCATGTATTTTCCAAGCAGCTTTTTAGGGTCTAACGTAGCGTACCTGGTTTCATTTTTTCTTGTTTTCATTTTGATCTTAGTTTTAGTATTAATTCATCTTTCATTCTTAAAATATCAACCATTCCCCTTACACGGGATGCCATCTCGCTATACATCTGCTTATATTTCGCAGCCTCCCGGAGTGCCTTTTCGTACTTCGCATCTTTCTCGGATGCAAATCTTCCGTAGCTATCACGCCTATAGTTGCGTGCCTGTCGATCTTCATTCCCGAATAAGTCCATAGTTGTTATTTTATTGATTTTTCTTTCTCTAATCGCTTTACTTCCTTTCTGTAGTAGGCGATCTTATCTCTTAGATCAGACTCTGAAATCTTATTGATCTGATTCTTTTGCGACTCCATCCATTCCACCGTTTCCTCTCCATATTTGGTTATTAGTCCCATCCTATACCTCTGTATATTCCCGTCTTGATATTCGTTACAGGTCTTGCATTGCGCGTTGCAGTTCTTTTCATCGAATCTTAAGGACATGTGTTGACGGCTTATATAATGCCCGCAATCTGCTTGCTCAAACGACTTTATTTGCCCGCAGCTAATACATCGGAAAGTACCATTAGGAGACGCATCGCGCAATCTTATATATAGGCTAAATACATTATCAAGCCTTGTGATTAGCTCTGACTTAGTCCCTTTCATTTCCTAGTATCGCGTCTAGCTGTTCTCCATTACGAAAACGAATAGCATTGTGATACCATCTATTCGCACCCTTATAAGCCTTCGCCTGACCGTCGTTTTCCCAATCTTGTAATTTTGCTATAATCGCATTTTCCCTATCGTCATCGTTCCATAAGATACATAAGTTTCCTACTATAGGCTTCTGTTCCAATTCTCCGGTTATCTCACTTTCAAATTCCAATGGCTCCATTTTTCCGATAGTTATTATAGCCATTCCCCTGTCTATTTCCAGAGTGATCTTGTTAACCCCTTCTGGTATGCTAAATGTCTGTTTCATACCTCTTTGATTTTCCCGTTAATTAATTGATAAAATGTATCTTCCTTTATTTTTATACCATCTACCTTGTACGCCTTAACCATCTTAATAGGATATGTTTCTCCGTTCCAATCGCCGCGCTCTGTTAAAACCAACCAGCATCCTATTTTACCCTTAGCCTTACTTTCTTTACCTGTTACGATAGCTATGCTTTCCATTCCTTCCGCTATGGCGGCGGACCGATCGCCTGTATTGGTGGCGGCGGACCGATTGCCTGTATTGGTGGCGGCGGACCAATTGCCTGTATTGGTGGCGGCGGACCGATTGCCTGTATTGGTGGCGGCGGACCAATTGCCTGTATTGGTGGCGGCGGACTGATCGCCTGTATTGGTGGCGGCGGACCGATCGCCTGTATTGGTGGCGGCGGACCGATT